GCATGAGCCATATCAGTCTTTTCGTGCTTTTTCAGCTCTTTTTCAAGCGCTGCAATCTTGCGGTTTTCTTTTTTGTACTCACGCTCGACGACATATTCCTTGGCTTCTTGCGCCTTGGGTTCGCCTTTTGTAAGTGTAAAGTTTGTAGCCATCGTTTCTCCTTAGATGAACTGTCATATTAAGACTTTAACATTTTACTCGGCAATCGTGCCATAACAAGGGGTTTATTATGTACAAGATTGAAATTAACATTGGTGATTATTCGTGGTCTGAAGATTTGTTGACTGTTGAAACTAACGATTTTGACAAGATCGCTATTATTCAAGAGTTCATCGAATTCCAAAAAATGTATGGTTGGGCTGTTGACTATGACGTTACCGACGAATACGAATACTTGCAAGAAGATGACGAAGAAGGCGAAGAGTTTGGCGAAGACGACGACGAAGCTGAAGAAGTTGAAGTCGGCGAAATCGTTGAAGACGAAGACGGTATGGTTTGGGAACGCGTGGCATAATAATCATGTAGTTGCCTTTTAGGGGGGTCTTAGGACTCCCCTTTTTTTATTCAATGTCGTGATCTGCTTCTACGTCTCTAGCCAGTTGCCGCCAATCTAGGCTACGTCTATATAAAGTATATATACGCTCTTCACTTAGCGGTTCAGAACGACGATTTAGCCTGTCGTTTGCTTCAGCAAGGGAGAGCTGGGTTTCATTCAGAATATTATGCAGCTCTTTGATTTCTGCTCTAAGGAAATTGACAAGATCAGACGTCATAGACCTTGCCCCTAAATTCAATTTTGCCCTCATCCCATTTGTGTACCAACTCAGGCCACAAAAGCCGACCTTCATGAAATGTAAGGATGGCAAAGCCTGAACGCCAGTTGGTTGGACCATCCTCAAGGTAATTTATAAACTGTGGTCCATTTGGTTCTGCAAGTGTTCCAGTATCCACACCATAACGTGTACCGTTATAGTCGCTGTAAGGCGTGACCTTGAGGCTGTGTAGATGCCCCGTAACCATCGTTTTGCCGCTCATCGAGGTGTTCCCATGTGTAGCATGGATTCCACCCTTCCACCTATGCTTGACCACTACATCATCGGTAGGCCAGCATGACCAGCATGGATGCCATGTGGGGAAATGGTCTTTTAGGGAAAACCCTTTGACAAACTCATACTGAGGTGCATTAGCTGCCAAGCGGTTCTCAAACCGAGCATCATGATTTCCTAACGTCCATATAAGGTTTACATTGCTTCTAGCTTTCTTGGCTTCATCTTCTATTTCACCAAGGGCTATTTCACAGGCTTTGAGTTCTTGTATTACCGATGGGGTTGAGTCCCATCCAATACGAGGAAAGCGAGAAATACTAGCGCCATCAAATACATCTCCATTTGCGATAATGGCTTTAGGCTGAAACTCTTTGATTGCCCAAAGAACACCTTTGTATGCTGTGGTGTGGATAGAAGGCCAAAAATGAGCATCGCTAAAAACAAGAACAACACCATTTTCAATACCTAATTCTTTTCTAACTGGGTTCTCAGGTTTATTGACAGATGGAGGTTTATAACTAGAGACAAGTGCTATGCCTGACTTGTCTTCAATTTCTTTGCGCCGCCTAAGAATCTGTCGTTCATTCATGCCAATAGCAATTGCCATTTTGCTACCTGATTTGTGCAAATTCCAAATTTCTACAAATTCATCATCGCTATAAACTGATTTTGGCATGACAACTCCATTGAAGTTGCCTAAAATTAAACTAAATCAATGACAAGCAAATGAAACTTAATGTGATTTGTTCAATTATTTGCTTGGTATTGATTGATGCAAAAGATCATCTTTCTTTTGGCTTCCGGCAGAAGATCCAAAGTAAAACGCAATGATGCCTGTCCATGCCGTTCCAAGGCTGCCCAACATCAGCATTAACGCATCAGACGTTTTAAAATGGTCAGTCATCAGACCAACTAGAATACCAAAGAATCCAAGAGTCACTGCAATAGCCATCAGACCGGGTATCCAAGATTGAGTAGCAGATTGCATCTCCCGCGCTGATTTGCGGTCATCTACAGCAATCTTTTCAAAGTCTAAGCCTAACTCCTGCGCCCGTGCTGCCATCGCTAATTCGGCCTGTTTAATAGCGCCTATTTGTTCTGCTGATAGCTTGCCTTGGTCGATGGTAGATTGAACGTCTTTGGGGTCAATTCCAATTGCTTTAGATATAGCGTCAACCGCCAAACCAGCTAATGGACCACCTAGCGCCGTAGCAATGGTAGGTGCAATTTGTTTTAACCAATCCATCATTTCTCCTTAGCTTTGTTAATTAACTTTTGCACTTGCTCTTGTTGGTGCTTGGCTTCATGCTTGGCTTCAAGAACATCTATATACAACATCCCCAGCAGTGGAAGCAACATAACTACAAGCACACAAGCAGCAATCCAGCCCATTAAGCTTTCCCAATCCTGTTTAAACTTACGAGGAGGATCCAAATATACAGGAGGAATAGGAAAGTCGCTAACAGATACGCCTGCTTTTCTTTTAAAAGGCGCTCCTTTTCCTTGCGTTGCCATGATTCATCATCCCGTTTCTTCCTTGCCTTGTCCTGCTCTACTTTAATGACATCGCGCATATCAAACACTTTGCTATACAAAGCCCCCATCTCTTTAGGAGCGCCGTACACCATTGCCTCTCTGATCTCCACCTCCAACAGCGCCATCTGGTCTTGAGCCATTACCCGCTTCAGGGCGGCTTCCATCAGGTTAGCGTCGGGGTCGTAGATGGTTTTGCTCTTCTCTTCCTCTTCCCTTATGTGCTCGGCAAGCTGTTCTTGCAGCTTAAAGAACGCTGAAAGCTGGGTAACGATGTCAGCCATGACTTGGGTTTCGTCAACGGCAACGTAGGCTTCCTTCTTTTTCGCCACAGGCTTGGTGCTTGAGGTGGGCGCTGTTCCGAAGAGCTTTGCCCAGAATCCTTTGACTGCTTTGACATCTGACGCAACCTCATCAACAGTCTTCTTGATTTCCATGAAAGACGTTTTGGCGTCTTTATAGAGTTTGCATCCTTGCTTAATAGCGGCAACGCAAGCGTTAGCTGCAAAGAGGATGCTGATCGGATCAATTTACAGCTCCTATGGTGCGTCAGGCCAAGTAATTGTCCAAGGGAAACCTGCTTGTGTAGGTACATTACGCAATGCTTGTCGGTATGTTGCCCATGCTGCCTTATCCGCAGTGCTGTCGGCAAGCTGTGTCCAGTCGCTGTCTTTGAGCTTTTCTGTACGTGAGTTGCGTACAGACTTGGCTTGCTCTGCGTCTTTAGCGGCTTTATAAGCAGTTTCTTGTTCAGCAGCAGTTGTCTCGCCATCTGTAAAGACAGGGCCAAGCACATACTTGGTGTACCACTTTCCGTCGAGTTGCTCGACCCCATCACGTTGGCTTACTTGGTACGGCGGTGTGGTTGTGGCTTGTGGGCCTTCCAGCACCGGGTCAACACCAAGAGCCTCCATCACTTCAGGAGTCAGTTGGTCGTAGGACGGGCCGTCGTTGGCTTTAAGGTATGAGCGCAATTCGCCCTCGTACATGACTGCGCCTGTTTGTCTGATTCGGATTTCCATGATGTTCCTTATGCAATAGCCAAGAATATGTAAGAGCCAGTATTCACATTGATTGCCGCCAAAATTGTTGAATTCAATGCAAAGCCTGTTGATACTGTGGTAACTGAGCCAAGTGTTGCGGTTTGAGCAGCAGCACTATTAACAAGTACATACGGGTCTGTCAGTGTTGTCATCCCGCGTAGCGTGTCATAAACATACCAATCACCAGTTGCGTCTGTACGTTTGATAAGCACAAACCTTGCTCCAGCCGTAAAACCGCAGTTGATTGTCTGAGTTGTGCCGTTGCCTGTGTAGGAGCCTACTTTGGAAATGCCTGCAAGAGTCGCAAAGAGGTAGCAAACAAAAGTTCCGTTAGCCACAGTTGAAATATCTGAAAAAGTAGTTGAAGTTGCCGCCCACACTGCTACACCGGATGTTTGCAATGCGTTATTTGCATTTAATGTCATGTAATTTGTCGTTGCTCCAAGAACGGAGCCGTAGACAGACCATCCACCTGTAGAACCTCTTGGCTTTGTAATAAATAACTCTGGTGTTACTGTTAAATTATGTGCCACATTGTTTGCGGAAAATCCAGAAACTGTATAGCAAACCTCATCAAAGAAACTGGGGGCGCGTCCAAACATCCAGCCTACGTTGTTGGTGTTTGTAGATTGATTATCAATCATTCCATTCATGTAGTCCCATGTTCTACTTGTTTCACTTGTTGCTGCTGCGGTTGAACGAGTGTTTAAATATTCCGGCCCGGCTAATCTTGACTCGTTAAAAAATAAACTACCTGCATTAACGGCAGTGTTAAATCCCATGTCTACAACAGCATTAGACACAAAAGCAGGTTTTGTAGAAACAGCCGTTGCCATAGCAAACACCTTAGTCGCATCAGTAGGCACTTTCATCGGGCCTCTGCGGATGGCTATGTAGATGTAGGTTCCTGTAGCGGCCCCACCAAAAACAAAACCTGTAGAGGTTAATTGCAAATTACCATTTTGAGATTCTGCGGCAGATGTGTCTGCAAACAAATTTGCAAATGTAGCGTTTGCATTGGCAGTTAAACCACGCATGGTATCGGCAATATACCAGCCGCCATCAGTTGAAGAATCTATTCTTTTTGTCAGAACAAATTGAGGCTCGTAGCCAAGATTGACAGTTGCGTAGTAACTTGAAGTAGTAAGTGACCCACACGAAATTACATTGTCCGCACCCGTCAGGCCAAAGCCTCCTGCGTTGTGGGCGAATAGGTAGGCTACGTAGGTTTCACCGTTAGTATTATTGCTTGCTCTACTTCCAACAGTAAAAACAGAAGCTGTTGGTGCAGTATCGTTCCAAAAACTTGTACCAGAATTTTCCGCATCAGTAAGATTAAGCTCCAAAACTTTAGTTGGCCCCAAAGATCGATGGTAAACATCCCAATTAGTGCCACCTCCACTAGTGCTTTTAACAATTATGCATCCGGGAACTGAACCAAGATTATGTGCAACAGTACGTCCTGCTGTTCCATTACCCGTATAAGTCACAACGTCAAAGAACTTAGGTTGTTTTCTAAAAGTCCACCCAACATAAGTAAAATTATTTGTGTTTAAGCCACCCGTTCCTGTACCAATTGAATAACCAGTAGTTGTTGCTAAAACAATGTTTGTTGCGGGTGAAAAATATGTAGCATAGGCATCAGTTACGCTATCAGTGATATTTGTTCCTAGAGGCGAATTAGGGCCTCTAACAGTATCAAACACCCAGTTATTTTGAGCATTACTTCTTGATTTTGTCCATACCATGCCACCTTTAGTAGACAAGTCAATGTTATTAGTAATGGTTTGTGTAGAGCCATTACCAGTGTAAAGGTAAGTCGAGAACACGTCCTCGATGTAGTTAATAACAGTCGCTACCCCGCCGCCATAAGCATCAGCGGTCACGTTGCCGGAGGTTTGTTGTAGTGGCATATTATTTAAACTGAGTTAAAGATGCTAAAACTGTGTATGTCGCGCTTGCTGTTTTAATTACGGCATAGCGGTAGACATCAAGTCCAGAAGCGTTACCAGCAGTAGGCGCACCACCTATCCACTTAGGCGTTACAGATGTGCCATCAATCGTCACAGCAGAGTTGTAGTAAGCCGTAGCACCTTGTGTGGTCACCAAAGTAAATGTTACAGACTGACCGATTGCCAATGCTGTATTCATGCTTGTACCGCTACTAAACGCTATGTTTAATGTCCAATTGTTAGCGGCACTTGTTGTGTAGTATTGAACCGAGCCAGACTGAACATAGAAGTTAGTTGTCGCAGAGGGTGCAGCAGCCACTACGTTGACAGTTTCGTTGCTGTCCAGTAGCGATGTACCAAAAACGCTGGTAGACCCGCTGAAAGTCTGTGTGGCTGTAAAGGTTGTTGCCGTGCCGGGAGCCACATAGTCCGTCCCAGCAGTAGCATTAGCAAGCGCGCCGCCCGAATTGGCTTTAAGAATTGCAGTACCCGAGGGTGGGGCTAAGTAGTCAGTACCAGAAGTAGCAGCAGAAATTGCAGTGCCGTTGCCTTTTAAAACGCCCGTGATGGATGTTGAAACAGTAATAGCAGGTGTTGTCGTTGCGGTTGCAACTGTGCCTGCAAAGCCGTTGGCGGACACTACGCTTGCACTTGTCACTGATCCTGTACCTGTGCTAGTAGCAACTTTTACATAGTCAGTGCCGTTGTAATACACAAAACACTTCTCACCTACAGCGACAGAGACACCTGTTTGACCGGAGGCTTTGAATGTTACCGCGCTGGTAGCGCCTGCGTGATCCACCATGTACAGCTTGCTGTAGCTTGGACCTGTAATAACCTTGGTAACAGTTTGTGTGCCGGTGATACGTATCACCATGTACTGGGCTGTGGTAGTAGTTATTGCGTTTCCTGACGAGCTACCTGTGGTGTTTGCTAGTGTGATAGCGCCGTCACCCGCAAAAGACAACGTACCCGCAATGGCAATGTCAAGGTAGTCAGAAATACCGTAGTTGACTGTGTCGCCCCATGTACCAGAGAGCGTTCCCTGTGTGGGGGTAACCAAGCCTAAAAGAGTCGTCGTTGCTGCCATTTAAGTGCTCCTAAGTCGTTGCAACAGCAGCCCAGCTTGCCGTTTGCGTGTTACCAATATTCTGCCAGTTTGCGGTCTGCGTGTCATCTATTACGCTCCAAGCAAATGCTTGTGAGATTGATCCAACCGATCCTGTTGACGATACACCTGTAAGTCCTACTGCAATTCCAAAAGTTCCTACCGATCCAGTAGCTGAAACACCTGTCAAAGCTGCTATGGTTGAACCGCTTGTAGAACCGGGGGAACCTGTAGCAAATACCCCTGTTAAGGCTATACCAACTCCTACTGATCCCACTGACCCAGTTGCCGATACGCTTGTAACCCCGTGCCCATGAACCACCGTCCCAACTGAACCCGTAGCGCTTATTCCTGTAAGTGCTCTACCAACCCCAACTGAACCCACACTGCCTGTTACGCTTATCCCCGTCAGATTAGCGCTTATAGAAGTAAAAGCTGTAAGGGTTCCAACACTGCCTGTGGCACTTACCCCTGTAACTTCTCTACCAACGTTAACCGACCCCACACTGCCTGTTACGCTTATCCCTGCTAGTGCCCTACCAACCCCAACGGAACCCACACTACCTGTGGCACTCACTCCTGTAAGCGATATACCAACCCCAACTGAACCCGCGCTACCTGTTGCTTCTATTCCCGTGATTGATCTACCAACTCCAAGCAACCCAACACTACCGGTTGCACTTATTCCTGTGAGTGCTACACCAATATTAAGTTGTCCAACACTGCCTGTTGCACTAACTCCAGAGAGCGCTGCGGTTAAACTTCCGGTAATTGTTCCAACTGCGCCCGTGGCTGAAACACCTGTGAGCGCCGCTTGTTGACCGCCCCAAGTATTATCACCCCAAGCGCCTGCGCCCCATGCTGTGGACATGACTTACCAATTACGCAATCCGCAACAATCCAGTAGTCGCATCATTAGTGGGCATAGTCAGTGAAAACGTACCAGCAGTCACCGTCTGCGCTGTAAAAGTAAATACAGCCACAGCGTTCTTACCTGAGTTTGTATTGTTATACAAAAGCATGGCATCAAAAGAAGTTGATAAAGTAACTGTTGTATACGTAATACTTGCCGAAGGTGTTAAGTAAGATGTAGTTGTGGTATTGGCTGGAGCCGTACCAAACGTAACTGTAACACCGCCAGCGGTATATCCTGTACCAGACACTTCAGTTACTGCGCCCGTGTAAGACGTTGTAGTGGTTCCCAGTGAACTTGCCGCCGTATACAAAGCCGCTTTAAACACATCAGCCGTAGCCGCAGTGTGTGCTGGTATGCCTGTAGCGTTAAAAGCGTGAACCGCATTGAACAAGTCAACCTTGAACGAGTTGGTCATACATTGTGTATTTGCCATGATTTTTCCTTAAAATTCAGCGGTTTCGCCAAAACTAACAACTGCACGTTTTAATTGAACGTGCGCCGAACGGTGAACTAATTCACCCTCTAACCAATACTCCACCCATGTGGTTGTTTCATTGTCATTATCGATGGTTCCTTCACGCTTTTCAAGCAATGATTCGTCCATATCACCTTTGGTTGTGGTAATCAATTTGAACTCCTGATAAGAGCCGCCGTAGCGGTGTTTGCTGGCATTGTGATTGTAAATGTACTGGTAGATGTTTTGTCAGACCCAAAGTCCAAAACAGCAACGGATTTGTTACCTTGGCTGGAGTTATAGATCAGGGCACACCTTGCTGTTAATGCAGCAGTCCACGATATGTTTGGGAAGCCAACATATGCTGTGTATCCAGAGGTGTTGACTGTAATTGGTGTTAGTGTTGCACCACCAAGCGAATACGTGCCCGTGGCTGCTACTTCACCATTTGAGCTGTAAACGGTTGTTGTCTCGTTTAAATTAGCGGAGGCTGTGTACAGGGCGATCTTGATGACATCCGTAGTCAAGTCGTGTATGCCTTGATAAAGCTCCGCTTTAAACGATGTGGTTTGAGTTTGAACAATAGACATATCAAGTCACCACTTGTCTAGATTGTCCAGAACGATAAGCATCTTGACGCTCCATACCATCGCCCAAACGTTTTGCAAGTGCAAGAGCTTCCATGTACTTCTGGTTGTACAACGACATCATGTCGGCTTCGCCCTTCATGTAGGTATAAGCCTCAACCAAAGATGCGTACAACAACACCGTGTCAAAGTTGTCTCCCAGCCAAGAAGTGTAGGGAGAAACGGAAATGCTTGGCGGATAAAAATAGTAGTGCAGTTCAGAACTGTACGACGCATCTGGCGTTGGGCCAAGAATGAAAGTTAGCTCTGCCACGTTATCCGAGCGTGGGCCAAACAAAGCATAGTACTTAGGAAGCCCCGTGTCTGTTGGTAATGGGTACGCTTGGCGGATAAAGTTAACGTCTTTGTTTAGCAGATATTCATACTCACCATTGGCTTTAACAACAGCTAGTGAGTACGTTGCTAAGAAATCTGTGGGGCACTGCAAGTATTTATTACTTGTAGTCATTGACCCCGTCACGTTCTTGCGAATAGAGGGGAACTGTACTGAATTGTAAATACGCTGCTCAGCCTGTGTAACAAACACGGGGATATTAGCCACGAAATCTGTTTCCGTGTTCTCCGTGTACGCTTGGATCGCGTTACTGAGTTCAGTGTAATTCATGTTTTAGGCTAGAGGCCCTCTAGACATTAAGCCTTTGGTAGCCGCGCCAGTACCACGCATTTTGATACCGTCGGTTTTGATAGGTTCATCACCAGCGGATTTGCTGATATTTCCAATACTCATGTTGACTGTATCGGCTTTGCTGCGGTTTGGCATTTTGCCGGGATTGGGTTCAATACCTACAGCCTTACCAGACATATCATGTGGCGCAGCGTAAACAGCAGCATTACCAACTTCTTTGCCCATGCGCTTATCGCTAAATTTAGCCATGATTAACCTTTCATGCCGGTTTTTTGATTGGCTACTTTAGCCATACCGCGACCCATGCTCATCATGTCGTCATTGGTTTTACCGCCTTTGTGCATTTTAGCAACGCCGCCTTTTTTGAGTGTGAGCTTAGTGCCTACACCGCCTTGATGCTCTTGTTTGTCATGCTGTTTGAATGCTTTTTTGATTAAAGCAACATCTTGCTTTTTATCCATTGCATCTGATTCCATTTTTGCCATGCTAACTCCTAAGTTACGCTTACCGTTACTGTACCAACAATTGTCGTTGCCACCAAGTAGTTTGGTGTCAGCGCTGCATCAAAACTGGACGAACCACCAACTGGATTCCAGCCCCACTGGATGTCTCGTGAACCACCAGTCGAATTGCCAGCTGTGTTTACACCCGCTGTGTAGTAGGTTGTGTCCGTACGTGGATTCCTCAGAGCCTGCGGATCGTCCACTGGGTACATTCCCAACTGCAACTGAGGGTGATCTGGATCCCAACAGGGCGGACAAACCAACAAGTTGTAGTTCTTAGTCTTGATGATCTCAGTCTTAAGAACCTTTAACTTGAACCGCTGACCACAGCGGTCACACTGAGCAATTGCGTTCTTGCCAGAAGCAAAACGATTAGCCACGACTACCTCCCAATGTAGGTCTGTCTAGGAACCAAACGTAATGCTGCCTTCTCATGATCTTCATATGCAGCAAGCTCCCACGCCTCGTCATACTGGGACTTAAGGAATGGGATGCGCTCTGCGCCAGTTGGAATTTTTGCGGCGATGTAGTACGACAGGCCAGCCGCCATACAAGGGATGAACCTGAAAGGTACGTCCATGATGTTGACACCGCCGCCTGCGTCTTGGGTGCGTCGCAGACGCCAATATACAAATTGATAGGTCTGTACATTGTCTGGGGTAGGCCAAACGGTGAACGCGGGGACTTGCTGCCAATAGACGGTAGCCGCAGAGGTGTGTGCCGCTGCAATTGTGTTTTGTTGACCACGGAAACAGTTATTCAAAGTCCCAGATACAGCGTTTGTATTCTGCGTGATGTAACTGTAATTGATAATTTCGTTATCAATCTTTACAAACCCAGATGCGGGTAAACCCGTAACATCACTCAACACAATAGATGTACTCGTAGACGTAATTGTTGTAGTTAACGTAGCGGATATAGGGCTAGTCTGCCCGTTATAGCGCTGAATCCAAACTTGAATAGGTCTGGCCTGTTGAATTTTGTTGGGGATAGTAGCGTAGGTAGAAACGCTAATTCTAGTGATACTCAGATCAGCCTGAGTTGAGGCTACGTTGCCACCAGTACGGATAACGTGCTCAAGTAAATCAATGGTGTCGTCCGGTAGGGCATAAGTGTTTTGTCCCTGAACCAGAGTAATCGTGCCGGTTTCAATTGTCCACAAGTTGATGCCACGGTTCGCCCAGTCAGCAAACATGATGTTTAAACTGCGTCGGGCTGTGCGAAGATCATATCCGGTGCGAAGCTCACCGCCAGCGCGTTCAAACGCCTCCTCGACCAACTCAGTTAGGTCTAGGTTAAACGACGATGCGCCGGAAGTATTTGCCATTATCTAAATCCTGCCGTTTTCTTTGCAATTATTTTAGGTTGAGCTACGAATTGCTTCCCTTTAGCTTTTCCAGCACGTTTTGCACGTGTTGTCGCAGCGTACTCAGAAGAGCTGAGACTTTTAATCGCAGCTTTTGGAAGATATCTTTCACCAGTGTCAGAAGATTTTTTACCACTTTTAGTTGTCCAATCTTGTTTACCCCAATCCTTTAGGGATTTTTGAGGTGTTTTAATCACGATAACCGCCACCCGCCGCTTTGTATTTCTTAGCCACCAATTGAGCTTTGCGGGCTGACCATTGACCCGCCCCAGTTCCCTGCGTTGCTGCTGCTTTGACCTGAGACACAATGCGCTTACGCAATTCAGGCTTAGTGTAATTGCCAGCAGCATTTACTCCGCCGCCCTCTTTCATGTAACCCATTTTGTTGCGCACTTCTGCAGGAAGCTTTGAGAGTCCAACATTGTCTTCTGGAACTTCTTTCAGTTCTCCGCCAGCAGCCATTTTCTTTGGTTTCTTTCCAGCCGCCTTCATCGCAATAGCGGTAGCAGCCTGTTTTGCAGAACCGCCATTTTTAAAAGTTTTGTTTAAAGCAACCATGAAGCGCTTGTCCAATGGTGATTTACTCATTGATGCGCCAAAAGTTGTGTCTTTGTCAAGGTTGCGGGTATATTCAGCCTTGACGCGATCCAAAGCAGCTTTTGTTCCTTGCCCACGCGCTCTGACTGCGGCAAGATCAGCACTGACATTAAGCTTAGACTGATCATCCAAAGGAATGTCGCCCGAAATGTTAGCGCCTACACGCTTGTAGTTTTTGTCTATGACAGCATGGGTTGGTTTAACGCTTAAACCATCATCTTTTGCGGGTTGGAGATTAAAATTTAAAGGTTCTTCTTTGACTTCGCTGCCTTCTTCTCCGCTGTACTTCTTGACCTTGCCGCCTTTTTTGTACATGGCGACTTTATTCGGATCATCCGTGCGGGTGATCTCCTTCTTACCGGGCATCTTTGACGGGTTTATGGCCCCCATGCCACGAGAAGCCATCATTTTTTGTACATCCCGCCGCCGCACATAACAATAGTGCCTTTGGTTTTTCCGCGTTGAGCGCAACCATCGCCGCGCAATGATGCAGTCATACCGCCTTTTTTCATGCCTGCACCAGCAACACCCGTTGGATTTGAGCTATCCATATTTACAGGGCCGCTCATATCTTCATATTCATCAGAATTTTTAGACTTTTCATTTGCAACAGCGTCTTTGCCGCTTAAAGATTTGGCTGCTGCGCCTGCGCCTGCCGCACCTGCGGATCTCACAGCCATTCTGTTAATGGCGCGGTCTTCAGCTAATTCAACCGAACGCTTTGCTGCACCCCTTGCCTTTGTAGGTGGCGAGGTCAACTTTCTGAGATCGTCCATCACGCTGGCATTGCCTCTAAAAGAAGGCATATTGCTGTACTTAGTGCCGCTAACACTTGCGCCACCACCGCCAGTATCTCTGCCTTCAAGAGGTGTTAAATCATCACCGCGTCTAGAATTGCTTGAGGCCATGATTAACAAATCCTTCCGCGTGTTTTGCCTTTGGTAGCAATACCATCTGCGCGTTTAGACGCAGATGACGTCATGCCGCCTGAAGCCATTTTTTTGACGGATCCGCCTTTTTTCATGCCTTGGCTTTCGCGATACTCTCTTGGCGATTTAATCGTACTTGCGTAATCTCCGATAGCCCTAGGCACAGACATAAAAGCATCCGCTATAGCTTGACGATTTGCCATCTTTTCTTCATCAGTGGCATTTGGCGAATAATTTGTAGAAACTTTGGGTGCGCTTTTAAGTCTACTGCCAGCCTTTGCCAACATATCGTTTTGCGCATCAGACATACCTGTAACATCTCTGCCAGCCTTTGCCAACATATCGTTTTGCGCATCAGACATACGTTTTGCTGAGAGTTTTAAGGAAGGCTTTGCGGCAGTCTTCTGTCTAGACCCGCCCATCACTGCAAGCGGATATGCATTTGCGGTTGTGTTATCCGCGCTAGTATCAGCACTTGAATCAGCACTTGAGCCAGATCTAAGAATTGCGTTTAAAACACCAGCATTGGTGTCATTAACTGCGTTTTGCCCGGGAGACATATTGCTGTTTACACGAGCCAATGTATCGCTATCATCAGACATCCTGCTGACTCTGTTGGCGTTAGCCAATGCATCGTTGTCGCTTTGCCCTTGATTTTTCTGGGAAAGTTGATATCCCAAAGCGCCAAGTGCTGCCAACCCAGCCAAATCTTTAAGTTTTGCCATTTTTAACCCCTAGATTAACAATATGCTTTGCCGCCCTTAGCGAGCATTTTGCCCTTGGTCTTGCCTTTAGTGGCAACACCGTCAGCACGAGCGGAAGCTGAACCGCCAGAAGCCATCTTCTTAGCAGCGCCACCTTTTTTCATCATCATTTGCTTTTTGTCCATAGCCATGTCAGCCTTAGAGCCTTCTTTCATGCCCTTCTTCTCAACATCTTTGCCAGACTTTTCAAAAGCAGCCATGCTCATTCCGCCTTTTTTCATGCCGTCTTTTTTCTTAGCCATCATTGCCATAAAGCCGGGGTTCATTTTTGTTGCCATACTGCCACCTTTTTTAAAGAGTTCCTGCTTACCTTGATTGGTTTTAGGATTGTTGATTGACTGGGAATCTGCGCGTGTTTTAGGTGCGCTACCAAACTTCATGCCTTTACTGGCCTCGCTAAAGTCTTTGCCTACAGCCGTAGATACTCCAACTTTCTTTGCAAATGCTGGGTTATGGGCCACGGCATCCATAAAGGTCTTTTGTTTTTTACTTGTTGCTGGCATCATCGTCTTTCTTTTTACGAAACAACGTATAAAACTCTTTGCCTGTAGCCATTTCGTAAATACGCATGACACCCACAACCGCGCCGATTAAACCAAACAAAGGCGTGATTAAATCCAAAAAAGTACCAAGCGTGGTAAACACTGCTACGAGGTCTAACGCGTTTTTTACGGTGTCTGTTTGTTCAGCCATGTCAGCACTTCCATCTTGCTAAAGAAGCCGCCTTACGGGTAGGCTTACCTTTTTCATCTTTCATTGGGCCGGGCATACCAGACATACGAGCGCAGAATGACTTCTTACGTGGGCCGCCTTCAGGCTGTGGAGCTTTCAAGTTGCTTCCTGTTGCTGCGTTGTACTTGGCACGACCTTTGGCAGTCAAGCCCGCACCCTTAGATACTGGAAGCTTTTCACCGCGACCAACAGCTAGAGAGGGGCCTTTTTTCTTAGCCATAAAACACTTCAATGCCCACAACAGTACCAACGCTGGTTGTTAGATACAGCCCTGTAGTTGCCAAAATACCTTCACCGGGTATATTGATGCTAAAGTTCACGGGCGTGGTAACGCTGGCAATGTCCATCGTAAACAGCACAGCGCCAGTAGCGCTGCCATCACGAATCTCAAATGTTGCGGCTGTTGAAGCTTTGGGGCTGACCACAATACCTTTGAGGCGCGTACGACCCGTCATAAAAGAACCAGCGGCAGTTAAGTGCGCTGCTTTTACGTCTGTCTGTTGCATAATTAATCTCCTTTTAAAAAGGGGCCGAAGCCCCCTAGATCAATTAAGCAGATGCTGGGAACTGCAAACCAGTAGAGTCAGCAACGGTATAAATAATTGTGTATTGCACCGTACCAGCAGTTACAGCAGCAACAGTTGGGGTCATTGTGGCAATAATTTTAACGTCTGTTGAACCAACACCAATGCCGTTAGGAGCCACAGTAGAAGCCGCACCAGCCCAGTTTGCAAGCTTAGAAGATGCGTTACTGATAGCGGCGCGTCCGGCAGAAGTTACATCTGTAGAAGCCCAGTACAAAGCGGCTGTAGTACCGTCACCGATAGATACGTTTGCGGCAGTTGAGCCTGTAAACGCAACAAGAGTGTCAATGTGGATGAATTGAATTTGAGCGCCAGCAGGTAACACGCAGATGGTGTCTGTAGTCGCAGAAGCGGCCTGACCTGTGTAGTTCTTTTTAAATGTTTGAGAAACGACGGTTGCGCCGCAGTTTTCAATAGTGCCAACAGTAGTGCCGGTTGTGTTTTTAACAGTACCCAACAACCAAGGGCCAAGGTGAGTTGCGAATCCCATATTTAATTCTCCATGCGTTATAGCGTATCAATCTTGCATGTCAGTCAGCCGGGACTGTTTGATACGCCGGGTTTCCCGGAATGCGTCCAATATACACCATTTAAACAGTTACTACAAGAGTTTAAACAATAAAAAAGGGAGCCGAGGCCCCCTTTTTCTTACCGCCTGATTAGGACGAACCGGGAGAACCGAAGATTCCCAATGGATCAGACCAGCCAAAGCTGTAACGCTCGCGGGCTTTGTAACGGACGTTGCCGGTATCAAAGTCACCGTCCATGCTGTTAGCAAGGGGTGAACGAACGAAATGCTTCAGACCGTTAGGCACATCAGTAGTCAAATACCAGCCGTTTGTGTCGGTCAGGTAATGGTTAATGGTGTAGCCTTCAGGGATAGAACCGTTGTTCTTCAACGCATTGATGTCGTTGTCGGTTGTACCAACACGGAGGTTGGTTTCCAACAGGCGGGTAGCCACGAACTGCAATGCAGGGGGAACAATCAGCTTCTTAGGCTTAGCGGCGATCAACAAACCACGCTCGTCTGTCCAAGCGGCGATCTGAATGACTGCGTTTTCCAACGAAGTTTCATTCAAGTCAGCAGCAGTGGAGGGACGGTTGGAGTTGGTTCCACCAGAAACCAAGGGGTGAGCAGTGCTAAACAAAGCAACGCCGTCGCCGCCGGGATAAGCGGCAGAAAAGCCGTTGTTGATGGTAGCAGCAGCTTTTACCTGCTTGGTATATGCCATTGCACGAGCCAGACCTTTGGTGTAACGAGCAGACAAGCTGTCGTACAAGTTATCTTCAATCGCTTCTTCAGTGATTGAGAAACCCAAAGCAATGGTTTCATGGTTGTAGCGGGTAGTCCATGCCTCTTGAGCATTGTCATAAGCGATGGCAGAACCCTCGTTTTTGACAGGTGCGGCTGAGAAGCCAGACAGTTTGGTCTCTTCTTCAAAAGAACGCTCAGAAGTTTCGGTTTCGTACATCTCTTTATGTTCTTCACCATAACGAGCGTACTCCATGCCAAACAAAGCATTCAATCCGGGCAAGAGTTCTTTAAGTAGTTGTGCGCGTGAAATAGCCATTTAAGTAACTCCTTATGCGCCAGTGGCAGAATAGTAGCCGTGCAGACCTTGGTTCAACTTAACCAAGATTTCAGGATACTGGGTGAACACGATGGTCGAATTCAATGTAGCAACAGGAGCTTGGTCTAGTACAAACGATGTTGCACCAGCAGAAGCGGCAGTAGCTACAAAAGAATTACTGGCAACAAATTGACCATTTGCAGCAATCGAACCAACATCAGTACCAACTGGCAACGCGAACGGCAGAGCCGAACAGGTCACAGTAGCAGTAGAAATGCTGCTATAAGTTGCAGTACCTAGCGAAACTGCGGTCTCTTGAACTAAACCAACCATGCGCAAAGGCAGAGTGGTGGTAACAGGAGTAGCAGAAGGAGCCAGAACTGCGTTAGCAGAGTTGCCGGTGTTTACGCTGCCGGTGTTGTTGATAGCTGACAGGTTAGTGCCAACCATCGCCATAGCGCCAGAAGCAACGGTAGTGCCGGAAGAACAGACAACAGCCTTGAACACAGCATCGGGGTCATCATAAACATAAGC